AAGCGCAACTCAAGCAGGAACTGTCCCAGTATATATAGGCACAGCACCAGTGAATCTCGTCCGTGGCTTTGCAACTAAAAAGCTGATTAATTACCCGGTTAAAGTTTCAAATCTTCAGGATGCTCAAAATAAACTGGGATATTCAGGGGACTGGGAAAGCTTTACTTTGTGTGAAGCATTTGCTGCACATTTCAACAATCCTTTAGGGAACGTTGGACCAATATATGTAATTAACGTCTTGGATCCTGCCACTATGAAAAAGGCAGAACCGACCTCTGTAGAGCTTGTATTCAGCGGAGGACGTGCCGAGTTTAAGAATGACAAAATTATTCTCGACACCTTGGTAATTGAGGATAAAGTGGAGGGCGTAGATTTTGCAATAAGCTATAACTTCACAAAAGGCACAGTAATTATTACATCCTTGAATCCTGACGAACCTCTAACCGGAACACTTACGGCTACATTTGACGAAGTAGACCCGGACAAGGTAACAGAAGAAGATATCATAGGAGGTAAAACGTCATCCGGGGAATATACCGGCCTTGGAGCATTAGACCTCTTATATCAAGAGCATAATGCTGTAGCCAACATCCTAGCAGCTCCCGGATGGAGCGAGATACCGGCAGTATATAACGCATTGATATCTGCCAGCCAGAGAATAAACGGTCACTGGGATGCATTTGTAGTGGCGGATATCCCTATTAAAGACGCATCAGGAGCAGTAGATACCATCGAAAAGGCGATAGCATGGAAAAACACANACGGATACAGATCCGAAAGATCTAAAGTCTACTGGCCGATGGCAACAAACAATGCCGGCGAGAAATATCATCTTTCCTCCTTGGCCGTGGCCACCATGCAAAGAATAGATTACTCACATGACTCNGTGCCAATGGAAACTCCGGGTAATAAGGCCGTAGCCATTACAAAGCTATACTTCGGAGAAGGAAGCTCCAATATGGGCTATGACCAGCAGACAGCCAATGAATTAACTCAAAAAGGAATAAGCACGGCTGTATACTGGGGAGGTAACTGGGTCCTCTGGGGAGACCATACTGCAGCATACACATATGGAGCAGANGTGGATCCGAGAGCCATATTTGATGTCAGCATGAGAATGCTTATGTATATCACTAATAGCTTCCAGCTTGAATGGGGAACCAGTATAGATAAACCGATGACCCTCCAATTGAGAGACACTATCTTAAACAGAGAACAGGAAAAGCTTGATGCACTTGTAAGCATGGGAGCACTTATNGGAGAGCCAAAAGTGCTATTCATTGAAACGGCCAACCCTGTTTCAGACATGATGAATGGCGACTTCAGATGGGACATTGCAGTAACACCGACGCCTCCGCTTAAGAGTGCTACTGTTTATGTCACATATACTGATGAAGGCTTTGCTGCCTACTTTGGAGGTGAAGAATAATGTGGCTTGATATAAAAGGACCTATAGTAGCCGATACGGTATATTCCGATAATCAACTCTGTGCGAAAGACGTATCCGTGCAGCTCCCGGCAATCACACCACTGGTGGGAGATTTTCAAGCCATGGGCACCATGTCCCTCCCAATAGTAGGTTTGATTGAATCTATGGAGCTAACCATCACAAAGATAGGGGTAGACTTAGGCCTCGGAAGACTCGCAAGATTGCAAAAACAAAACCTAGAGTTTAGATGGGTCCAGAATGTAGTTAAAGCTGATGGAACCACACAGCCGGAAGGATGTAAAGCATTTGTGAGAGCGGTGCCCAAGAGTATACCCGGACCGGCTTTGGAGATTGGATCTGCCACTGAAAATGAATTGACTTATGAAGTCACAAGATATCAACTCTTTGTAGGTGGAGTAGAGCTTATTTTAGTGGACAGGTTAAGCCAAATCCTGCGAATAAACGGAATAGACTATTATTCAAAAATTCAAAGCTTGTTATAAAAAACGCCTCCGGAAGAAAAACGGGGGCTTTTTTAGACTTTTTAGAAAGGAGAGGATTTAATGCTAAAAGGCACAATAGTGCTCCGTAATCCCATCACCATAAATGGAAAAATGGTTAAGGAACTTACCTATGATGCCAATGAGATAACACCAGCAATGTTCGCTGAAGCAGACGCAAGAAAAATGTTAGCTTCAGGGGCTAAAAGCGGTAATCTTTCAGGAGCNGTAGAGCTTGACTATGGGCTGCATTTATATCTCGGNTTTGCAGCGATTATAGCGGTTAATCCAGAGATTGATTTTACTGATCTCGAAAGAATAAAAGGCCCGGACGTCATGCAGGTGATGAAAGTAGGCAGAAATTTTATTATAAGCTCGGCGGCCTCAGAGGAAGACAGCTCAGACGAGCAATCAGAGATTACGCCAGAGCTTTCCACACATCAGTCACAGACCTCGAAAGAAAAAGAGTAATCGACTTTTTGACTGAATATTACGAAGCGGCACAGGATCTGCAAGAACAGGCCCGACGCAGAGAGCAAAGGAGGCCTGTTTTTATTAAGAGACCGAGGAGGAGGTGAGGTAATTGGCCAAAAACAAAATTTTACAAACTATCATCCAGATTGCCGGAGAAATAAGCCCNACATTAGGNAAAACNATAGAAGATGCAACTGATAAGCTNGGAGGGCTAAATATAAAAGCGCTTGCAGTCGGTGCTGCTGTGGGTGNCATTGCTGTGGCCACAGGCAAAGCGGTTATGGAAGCTGGCAAATACCTCACCGACCTCGGTTCTCAATTTGATGCAGCAACTGATGCTATACGAATAGGGACCGGGGCGACGGGTGAGGCATTGGATGGATTACTGAAAGACTTTGACGAGATCTATAAAAGCGTGCCTACTTCCATGGAGGCTGCCAGCACTGCTGTAGCTGATTTTAATACTCGCCTTGGATTAAGTGGCCCAGTGCTTCAGGAATTATCTAAACAAGCTATACAGGTAAGCGACATGCTGGGCGATGACCTTTCAGGAGTAATTAAAGGCTCATCTGAAGCATTTCAGATATGGAATATTGAAGCTGACAAAATGAGCGAGGCAATGGACTATGTATTCAAAGCCAGCCAATCCACAGGCCTCGGATTTACGGATTTAATGAATAAAGCCCAGCAATTTGGGCCACAGCTTCAGGAACTCGGTTATAGTTTCGAGGAATCCATAGCTCTTATAGGCCAGCTTGAAAAGGCCGGTGCCAATACCGAAGAAGTGCTAGGCGCTATGAAAAGAAGCGTAGGCATGCTGGCCAAGCAGGGGATATCGGCAAGTAAAGGCCTGCAAATGTATTACGAGAAAATAAAAAATGCAGGTAGCGCAGCAGAAGCTTCAGCTGTAGCCAATGAAATATTTGGAACACGAGCCGGGTCCACTATGGCGGCGGCCATAAGAAACGGTACTTTATCAGTCGCAGAGTTTACGGAGCAGCTTAAAGCCAGCCAAGAAACTATAAGTGGAGCTGCGGAAGATACTTATGACTTTGCAGAAAGGCTGCAATTATTCAAACAGCAGGCAGAGGTAGCACTTAAACCATTGGCAAATACCATGTTCGACTCTCTAAATTCCCTGATGCCGATAGTGGGAAAAGCCATGGAAAACTTGACACCGATAATACAGCAGATCGTAGAGATTGCCATACCGCTCGTTGAGGATTTCTTTGGCAAAGCAATAGAGTATTTAACACCACTGCTTCCAATGATTGTCGAGCTTGGGGGCACATTACTCCAGAAATTAATACCTCCCGTATTAAAGATTATTAGCGCTATTATGCCGGTATTGCTGCAATTATTAAATGCATTAATGCCAATCCTTGATGCGGTAATAACATTGTTAGGTCCAATTCTTGACCTCGTGGTCATGTTAATTGAACCTATAATGGGATTGATTTCAAGCGCAATAGTGCCGCTTATTCAGGTTATTTCAGAATTAATAAACACAGCACTAACGCCATTGGGGCCAATTATTGAGTGGGTATCTGGTATACTTACAGACACCCTAGGTGGTGCTATAGCAGCAATTAGACCTATAATTGACTCATTAACAGAGGTTTTTAATGGTCTTTTGAGTTTCCTTAAAAATGTCTTTGCAGGAAATTGGAGTGCAGCATGGCAAGATATCGTAAGGATATTTGGCAGCATATTTGATGGGATAAAAGCATTATTTAAAGCCCCAATAAACTTCATTATCGGAGGAATTAATAGCTTCATTAAAGGCATAAACAAAATAAAAATACCTGATTGGGTGCCCGGTGTAGGAGGNAAGGGAATAAATATACCNCTNATACCNACACTTGGAACCGGTGGCTTTACAGAAGGCATAAGTATAGCTGGTGAAGCGGGCACAGAAGCGGTTATTTCCTTCGATCCGGCATACAGATCCGAGAATATAGGATACTGGCTAAAAGCTGGCGAAATGCTCGGAGTAATGGATTCAACAATTGCTAATGCAACAAGGCTGGCCAGCACAGATGACTTCTCCCTTGCCGATATGACAGAAAATTATACGGTAGTCTATGACTTGGGAGGAGTGGTATTTGCCCCACAAATTGAAATGTATGGAGATGGCAATAAGGACGAGTTAATCAAAAAGCTCAGAGAACATGAGGAGGATTTCTTCGATTTTCTCGAAGAATGGCTCCGACAAAGGGAGGTCGGAAGGTATGGCCCGTCGTATAGTGGCATTTATTAATTACACCACCAAAGAGGGCGACACTTTCGACGCCCTNTCTTTATCNGTTTATAACGATGNAAAGCAAGCNCANCATATCATAGCAGCTAACCCGGACTATGCNGANGTGATNATTTTTGANGNNGGCGTNAATTTAAGAATACCTATATTTGACGANGTAGAACCGCCNGAAACACTCCCTCCATGGAGGCGAGATGAATGAAGCTGATATATCAAGGCGTTGATATTTACCCGGAGGTATCAATTAATTCATGCATCCATGAAATGTATGCAGAAAAAAGAAGTGACACCCTCAAGATCCGTTTTAATGATACCAAAGGTCTCTGGAACAAGTGGAATCCTATGCAGGGAGACGTTATAGAAGTGGTGGAAGGACCGGCCAGAACCGG